ACCGTTCGTACCGCCGTCTCCTGCTTGCCAGCTTCCCCGGGTGTTCCCCACTTCCGCCCGTCCGGTGCTTGCCGCTTCCTGTTTTATCCTCTCTTAACTTCTGTAACTTAATTATAACTTTTGTGTTCGCAAAAGTCAAGGCTTTTTTAAAATTTTTTTAAAAATTTTTTACAATACCCTTTTTATAAACACAATCTTCATATTTGCGTGTAAAATGTCTGCTAACTCCGCCGCTCCTACGCGGTCGTTGCATATAGCTTCGTAGGTGGAGGTATCTAACAGCCCTGTCGATTCAATATAATCGTTTGTTATAGCGTCGATGTCCAACCCTTCCGACTTCATACTCTCGTAAGCCTGATGAAGCATATTCTCTTTTGAAAGCCCGAGCTTGGCCTCTAACGCTGACAGCATAAAGTTAAACCAATTCCGCCTCGCTTTGCCCTCGTTTATACGGACGGGTAACGCCTTTGCGCTCGCGGTCGGCAATACGGCCGTCTGAGCTTCATACTTTCCTGTGCGGCGGATTGTAGGCAGTACAGTATCAAACACCCACTTCTCGAACGCCTCCGCTGCCGGTAGCCTGCTGTGTGTAATTAGGCGATATAGGTCGCCCTCCGTGATAAATAACATATCCTGCTCTTTTCTTGCCTTGCGAGATGTGGTACGCTGTTTCGGCGTGTCACATACATTGATTCGTCGCTTGAGCTTTTCTTTGCAATGCTTCGATATTGCTTCATTAGGTCTTGAATATCCGAGCGCTTCCGCAACGTCTTTCCCGCAGAAAAGGATTTTGCCGTCTTCGTCGATTGTGCGTACAGTTCCGAATTGCTCGTCACGGAATATTTGCAGGCTGTTCATATTCTTATCTCCCGCGCGAATGCTAAACCTCCGTTAAAGCCCTGCTTCTCGTATGCTCTCGCGAGGGCTCCTATCGCGCTGTCGAGAGTAAACATCAGCTCGGAGTCTACGCCTTCCAGCTTCTTCAACAGGCTGTTTACCTCGTTATCCGCTGTCGCGGTCTCCTTTAGCTCCTCGATACTGTCCTCGAATAGTTTGTAGTGCTTTTCGTAATTCATAAAAAATACTCCTTTCGTGCTTTTACCCTTGAAAGAAGCCGTTTGTTGTGCTATAATGAATACAACAAGGACGGTTTCGTTCTTGGGTGGTGCAACTGTAAATCTGTGCTTCCTACGGCGTTAAAGATTTGCAGTTGCTTTTTTATTTGTTCAGTTCTTTGTAGACCAGGGCAATACCTCTTGTGATTATATCTGTTTTGGTGCGACCTGTGCGCTTGACAATTTCCTCAAGAATAATATTCTCTGTATTGGAAAGCCTTATCTTTAGGTTGATTACGCGCGGGTCTGTTGTAGGTCTACCCATTTTTTTAGGATTGTTCCCTTTTTTATTGTATGATATATATTTTCCTCCTTCCCTCTTGCCTTTTGAATTGCGCTGTATACTTGTCTCGGCCTCCCTTGACTGTAATCTAATTATAATATTTGTGTTCGCAAAAGTCAAGGTTTTTTTAAATTTTTTTTTAAAAATTTTCGCATTAATATAGCCTATAGGTTAAAACCTATAGGCTCATTCTTTTGGTTATTAGAATTGCATATACATAGCCCTTGCGAATACCTTGTAGCTTGAATACTTTCCTTTGCGTATCTTTTCGGGCAGAGTAATGCCTGAAATCTCGAAGCTTTTCTTTTTCCCGAGTTTCAAGTCGGAAACGCTTGTGTTATCAATACAAATAACCCTCTTATTCTTGTCGTAGTAATGTACGTCTACGCTAAGCATACTATCTTTCTCGTCAGATGTATTCTTGACGCGCCCTGTAATTTTGGGCCCGTAGGTTCCTTTGGATAGCGACACGTCAGAAATCTCATAATCTGTAGGCTCTCCTCTCGCTTCCTCAATCTCAACGTCAGGCTTGAGGTTTATGCCGTTTTTCAGAGAAATATCATCATCTAAAGTGGTTGTCATATTGTAGAAATAGCCTTTCTCCCCGGGCGCGATAATATTAGGACTTGCGCCTACAGAATACTCATTTTCCGTCTGCAAAAGATGTCCCTTATCATCTTCAAGGTCAAACGTGCAACTCTTTAAATATAAATTGGTATCGCCTTTATTAGTAATCTCGACTATACCCGTATAATATCTGCTGCCTAAAGAGTTTGTTTCGTGGTCGAAGTAGATGTCAGAGATTTTGTACGAAGGTCCCGACTCCTCGGGCTTTGTTTTCTCCACCTGATTCTGCGCGGTCTCCTCTGCTGCGCTCGAGCCAGATGTCTTTTGTGCGCTCCCGCCTGAGCTGCAGGAAGCCGAAAGAACAGCGAACATAGTGACTAAAAGTAAGGCTAACAGTTTTTTCATCATAAATACACCTCGTATTTCATTTTTCTATATTTTACCACGCTTTTCGTTCAAGGTAAAGAGGTTGGCAATATTCAAAAGGACGCTTTTTGCGTCTGTGAATTAAATTATGCCGATATTTGCGTCATCTTAGCCCCTCTGCACCGTTTTCTTGCTTTGGGTAGGTAACGTGTTACCTGTCTCAAAAAATCGCTCCTGCGCTAAATCTCGCCATTTCAGGAATATATATCGAAAAATCCGAGTTCGAGAAGCTCTTTCGCGCGCGCGGTATATACACACTCTATACTTGGTTAAATCTTTAATTGGTTGTTTAGTATTTATTTGTGCGGGATTAGCCTGTACAGGAAAAGCCAAGACTGGATAATCCCGTTTAGGTAAAAATCCTGTCTTGGATTTTCCGTTATAGGTTAAATTATCTCTAATTCGAGGCAATTAACTTCGTGTAGCCGTTTTTCTGGTCGTGTACCTCTGCCTCGATTCTTGTTGTGAGGTATTCTTTGACATCGCCGTAAGCTCTTTCAATAAAAGCTATACTCTCTTTACTGAGGATGTCGCGGGCTGTCTCGATAGCGAGGTTGAGAGCTGCGGTCTGGCTGTCTAAACTGAATATACCGTCTTTCTTCAACCCGTCAACGTAGGTCTGCGATGTGAATGTTACGGCCGTCGCAACCGCGTCCGTAATCTCGCGGACGTATGAGTTGACTACCGTGTTTGCGGTTTTCGCCTGGACCTCCGCAGACTTCTTCTTGAGAAAACCGCAGAATGCTCCTGTGGCAATTGGAACAGCAACCATAATAACAGCGTTTAATAGTGTTAACAATACTTCTTTCATAATAAATTATCCTTTCCTTGCCTCGTATCGAGGCAAATAATTTTTGATAATATTATTTTAGCCTCTGTTAGCGTCAAAGTCAAGTATTCTCCTCCGCGCGCGGCAGAAACATTCTGACCTTTGCGCCTCCGCCGCGCCGGTTCAGGAGGAAAAATTTATGCACGGAGATTTACTCCGTTCGAAAATAAGTAGATGTCTGATAAAATATTACTTATAAGTAATATCGAGCTGAGCCTACCTTGATGTAGTCTTTACCCTTGTATGTACCGTTCTCAATAGAGCATATAAGGGTGTACTTTATGCCCTTCTTGAGCGTTTTGGTACCTGCCTTTTTCTTCGTTTTCGTATCAACAACGGTAACGGTTTTATCGGCGGATAACGTAAGAGTCTTAAACTTTGAGAGTGAGCTGTTCTTAAAGTGGCTGTTCATCATCCAACCTGTGACATCGCCGCTCTTAACTTTACACCAACCCCATCCGTCGTCCTCAATAAAAGTGACCTTATCGCCTTTCTTGAGGCTCTTGAGCTTCTTGGAAGCTCCGCCGAGGATGTCCTTGTAGGCGTACTTGTAGATAGCGCCGTTGTCAGTTAGCGTCAGAGTTACTTTTTTAGCCTCCTCTTTATCGTACTTCGGGCGACCGTAGCCGGCAATTGAACTGTCGGTCATGTAGTAACAATGTTCAGATACCTTTTCACCGCTGTTACCCTCGACTGTATAAACCTTTCCGTCCGCCACCTTAACAACAATACCTGTATGGTATTCTTTGCCGGGAGTGCCGAAGAAAATCTGATCGCCCGGTTTAGGCATTCCTGATCCGCGGTTAATAAAGGCTCCGTTCTGACGGAAGTATCCGGCGGAGTATGTACAGCCAGCTCCACAAGATTCATACGGCTGATAGAGGGCTTTTCTTGCAGTTTCCATATCAGAAGCCTTAATATGACAGTAGTCATTAAAAATGTCACACCAATCATAGCCGTTCTTCGAGAAGTTGTAGAATCCGGGATAGTGTTTGTCAATGAAAGCAGCAAACTTGTTGAAGTTTCCGCTGCCTGAGTTTGCAGTTTTACTGTCGAGCTGAGAGTTCGAAGCTTTCTCGTGGTACCCTACCTCTGACAGTGCAATCTCAATAACCTTTGAAGCGTAATGTTTACTCATAGTCGTTATCCTCCTTTACTTCGGGCAGACCTGCTACGCTGGTAAGCAGCGACAGCACACCTGCACGACTTGAATTTTTCATTTTAGTCATCCTCTCTTGAGTGGCAAATGATTTACTTCACCCATTAAATTGTCAAGGTCTCCGTTTCCGTCGAGCCCTGCGTGATATGATTGGTGCATTAAGTTTAATATACGTCGGTCATCAAAATCCACACAGCCTTCTGCGATATAAGATTGTGCTAAATAACGTATTCTGTCATACAAAACATACTTGAGTCCTTCTGTAAGGTTATCAAGTTTCTTATCTGTAGACTTGCGCCATTCCTGCGTGTTAAGCACATTCTCATTGCTTTTTTTTGCCTTCTGCTCGCGACGAAACCTCAGAGCTTCTTTTATTCCTTCGATAACTGCTACAACGGCTCCTCCGGAGATTAAGGCGATTAAAACTTTCATAATTACTCCTTCTCGACGCTGTATGTAATGATATATCCGGCTTTTCTCAACCTTCCAATCAGGGCTTCCACGCTCTCGCGTTCCGCTCCGAAGTCGTCTGCCATAACTCCGACTGCTACAGCCTCGCGGATTGCAAGTTCTTGGCGTTTTACTAACCCCGCCAATGTTCCTACTAATCCGCAGAGGCAGTCTATTAACTCAACGTCGTTCATTTGCTTCTCCTTACTCAATAATCAGTTCTTCTTTTCCGCTCTCAATGAGAATTTCTCTGACGTCTTCCTTTAACAGTTTAGGAACCTGTGCAAAGGTTTTTTTGCCGAGAATAATCTTCTGAGCCCATAACATAGCAAGCACCATATTTGCCTCCTTTCCAAAAAATATTTTTAAAATCAGCTTAGCCGTCCACACCGCCATAAACAACCTCGCTCATTTCCAATAAGCAATCCTCCAAGAATTCGATACGCTCGTCTTTTTCAGCGTTGTTTTCTTCGAGTTCGATAATCTTACGACGCATAACTTCAATCGACATAACCGGGTCAGGCTCCGGCTCGGGGTCAGGCTCCGGCTCGGGGGTTGGAGTGGGTTCCGGGTCAGGCTCCGGGTCAATAGGCGTGTCTCCGTCATCAAGCTGCTCTCTGATAGCTTCGTACTCTTCCTTATCGATTAGCGTCGCCTCAACCGTCGGGAATTCTCCGCTGTCTTCAACGGGGTTTAGCCACCTTACACGATAAATTTCCTGTTGGTCGTAGGATTGTATGTATTGAGCCTCCTCTATGTCGCAAGTAACGAGGAATTTCACGCCTGCGCTATTCTGAGTCCACTTCAAAAACACAAAGTTTGCATCGACAACAATCCCGTCTCTGTAAATCTTATAATATCTCACGCTACCATACCTCCTGTTTTGTAGCATTTAAACAAATCATTGTATAGGTTCAACATTCTTTTTCGGCTTCTATATGTTTGTGCGATTTTCTTAGCGTTACCGAACCACGATTTGAAAGAAGAGAAGACATCGTCAAGCGTCATTTCTCCTTTATCCACTTTCGCCCTGAATTTCTTGAGCTTTCTCCTCATTCGGATAAAGCCCTCTCTATCCATTTGACGGATAATGCCTCCTGTTTTCGTAATCGTGTACCGTATTTTTAAGAACAAAAATCCTCGCGTAGATTTGGTTATTCGCGTCTTTTTGGCATTAAGCGTTAGACCGAGCTTTCTGCATTCTTCTCGCACGGTTTCAAGCAGCTGCTTTAAGTGTCCCTTGCTCTTATCCTGTAGCTCTCCGTCGTCCATATATCGAATATAAGACTTGACGCGTTCCTTGTCTTTGATGCGGTGGTCTAAATCGTTTGGGGTTACTTTTGCCATATCTTGAGAAATCTGGCTCCCAAGCGTCGCTCCCGCCGCTAAATTGTTTTCCAATTCCCAAGTTAGCTGTTTGCTTAATTCCGAGTCTTTCAAGAGAGATATATCTTGTCTGTGATACATCCTTATAAGCTCCATTGTCAGAGCCTGCAGCCTCTCGTCAAAACCTGCCTTTTGTAATCTTTCCAAACATAAGCTATGTTTGAGGCTTCCGAAGAAATTGGTAAAATCGTAGGTTAGTATGTAAAACTCCGTCCCAAAATTGCGTATGCTGTTTCTTAGCTGACGCATTATCCGTTTTCGAGCGTGTTCTACTCCTTTACCTTTTGTACTTGCGGGATTGTCATATATTAAACTTTTATCAATCGAGGGAGTAATTCCGCTGTCACAAACAGCACCCTGTATCACACGAGCGTCTATCATAACAGCGTTGCAGTCTCTCCTCTTGCCTCGTTCAACAATAGTTAAGTGTCGCGGAGCCTGATTGAGATTTAACTTCCCTTTCCTCAAACTATCAATAGCACGTTTGATTTTGATAATAGCGTGTTGTATATACCTCTGCACGCTCCCTTTCCATTCGGTGTTTCTCCGTCTCTTTTTCAGAGATTTATGGAAAGCCTGATGTGAAACTATCTTGTCAAAGTTACCGTAGTTTTTGGAAAGCTCCTTTCTCCTTTCCGCTTTCCTCGCTTTGTCGCGGGCAATTCTGCGTTGTATTCTTTCTTGATTTGTCATATGATATTTTTTTCGTTGCGCCTGTCCCGATTGTTTTATAGTCTCCCGGTGTTACGCTTTCGCGCTGCCGAGGTGTATGCCGGTTCTATCGGGTAAATGGTACGGGAATAAAACGGTACGGGGCATTCGCCGCGCCGCTATGCAAGAAGCGTCCGCCCGTCCATAGCAGGACACCATCGCGGTGTGCTGTCCTTAAATCAGGACAGCCATAAATTTACCGAGGAAGCCCTCGGAGGGCTGTATTCTCCTTCTCATAATTATGATACTTTTCACCCTCATACTTGGTTACTTTAATCACGAGAATCGGGGGACGACACCATTCGAGTTCGTCGCGTTGTTGTTGTTCGTATTCACGTTGCCGTTAGAGTTAACATTCGCGAAGTTGTTGGAATTCGTCGGTGGCGCGCTGCGCAGCCAAAAGTTGACCGGCAAAGATAAAAATAGAATACCGCCCGTGTCTCCTTTCATCGAAGATTTTTGAAACGCTCTTTGTCAGATTTTTTGAGGCCTTCAAGTAGGCTTATTTCGCTGTCGAGCAATTCAGACCATTCGGACATAATGTTTTCGCTGTACTCCATTATGTTCCAAAGGGATAGCGTGGGTCTTTGCAGACCGTTTAACGCGTCTATAGCATTGATGAGGTGTTTTTCTCTTTCTTTTGTCTCAGCCTTGCTTTCGGGGTAATTATCGTTTGCGCTAATTACTTCAAATAAAGCTGTGTCTATGAAGTCGGATATTCTGTCACATAGCGTGTCCTTGCAGTACATTGGTGCGTGCCCGATCTTCTCGTATGTATACTTATGGAGTTTCGACATCACATTGAGAAAATTGAGTTTTTGCATTTTTGACTTTGGATAGCTTATGAGCACAGGCTTTTCCTCCGGTTTAAATTTTGCTACACCCCATATAAGACTTAATTCATAGTTGAATTTTTCCGTCCACCTTTTCGCACTTGCTTGCGTAACGTCTTTAAGGTTACAAACCGCGAATAAAGGTTTTTGGATTTTAATTATTTCACGAGCTGCTGTTGCCAGATAAATCTGGCGGCGCTCTTTAGCCTCTGCGTTTCTTGCGTTTTGCTCGTCTGCGTATATAACAGCTGTGTACGCTCTGTTGAGCGGAGCGAAAATCTTTGGGTTAGTAAATTTTTGAATACGTACTGGGAGTGATTTCGCTCTTTCCGCCGTATATGTATACGTTTTTATCATTTGCCTCTCGAACTCCGAGTAAGCAAGTTTTCGGTCTCTCTTGTGTACTGACATTGATATTATCTCCTAAGTTGCTCTGTATCTGCCCTGACTTACGCAGGGCAGATTTAGAACGTTGCGGCTAACGCCTTTTTTTGATTGAGAAGCGGGGGACGACACCATTCGAGCCCGTCGCGGTGTAGTTGCCCGTATGCACGCTGCCGTTAGAGCCAACATACGCGAAGCCGGAGGAACCCGTCGGCGGCGCGCTGCGCAGCCAAAAGCCGACCGGCGTTAAGGCTCTCCAGACAAGTCCGTCAAAGACCTTTTTAGCATTGCTGTTTGATGTATCTACCCAAAGGTCGCCCTCTTGCACGTTGTTATTCGGGTCGAGCGCCGGGTCCGTCCCCTGCGTGAATGTAACATAGTTTTCTCTCGTTGTAATACCCTGATAGTGGATACGTGCCGCGTCGTTAACGTAGTATGTTATCGGTTCACCGCAGGTACTCCAAGGGGCTGTCGTAGTGTTTGAATTCATCTCAACTACATCAAGTATCGAAACCTTTAGATTAGATGTGACAATATTATGTGCGCTTCCGTCGACGTAATTGTTATGCATTACGCGACAATCAGCAATTATACTTCTCCATTCCTGCGGCAGTGCAGGGAAGAAACGCGACGGGAGCCAACGTCCCACAATCGAAGCGGTATATCCTCCTGCGTTCGTATTTGTGGTATTCATCTGCATTGTCTTCCAAAGTGCTGTTAAGAACTTGAAGTCAACATCAGTCTGAGTAACGCTGCTTTCTGTGAGATAGTAGCCTCCAAAGTTGCACAGCTCAATCCAGTATTCCTCGGTCGGATAGTTTGCAATCTGGCGACATACTGACTCTCCGAGGTCTTCGCTGTAATAACGGCAGAAGTGCATAATTCCGTTAGCGTACTTTCCGACGTCTCCGCCGTCAGTAACCGTAGCGCCTACATACAAATGAGCGTCACTTACGCTGTTTATTTCCTTGGTAAGCTCGTATGCGTCAATAGCCAAAGCGTATGTGTTGGAAGCATACAGCATTATATTTTTGCTGCCGGGGATATGCCTCAATACAATCATTTCCCTTTGCGTGCCTCTGCCGAGGTTTCTTGTTGACTCACCCCATTGAACTGTAACTCCTCCGCTGTACTTAATCTTGAAGCCCATAGAGCCGTCTTCCTGATAACAGCAGATTATCGTTTGCTCCGAAGTTGTCGCAAGGAACTCAACATCGCAAACAACCGTCCAGCCTGAGTCTATACCGTCCTTGAGGGGTTGAATTCCCGTGTCTATGCAATCAGAACCATTGAGTTTTCTTTTATCGCAAATATCGGTGTAAATAGGGGCTGAACCGTTTGCGTTGAGATAGTCAGGGACGAAACCTAAACGTATCTTAGTGCGGTCCTTTGCGCTCAACCTGCTTGTATTACCTGATTGAACAAGACCGTAGAATTCGGCCGCCGTCATTCCGTGCGTCGAGGTTCCTGCCTGCGGGAGCTCCTTGCGCTGATAAACAGCATTTACATCAAGGTTAGTGCGAATAAAGCCTGTCGATTTATCCCAACCTTTGAATACATTGTAGATATATTGGCCTTCCTCGATAGTCTTTTCGGGAATGTCTCCTCCGTAAGTTACGGAAGCTCCGTAATTAACTGTCTGTGAAGTGTTCGGAATTAACGAGCCGTTGTTGAAAAATCTAACGGTATATTGCTGAGGTGTCGAGGAAAAAGTTGCTGTAAGGTTCAACGGAGCTGTAATCGAAGTTAAGCTGCCTCCACTCCAACCGGTGAATGTAAACTTAGCAGCTTCTGTTTCTGGCTTTACAGGTGTTTCTATATCCCCATTAGCAACAGGTTCTACAGCGTCTTCGCCTCTGTCTACATATTCAGTCCATAAAACGCTACCGTCATAATTCTTGAATACAACCGGGTAGCTTGGAATTTCTGTATCGTAGGTTATAGTGAGATGTGGAAACGCTTCATCGAGCACCGCGCGCTCGTGGCTTGAAATAGTGCCTATATGTACCGAGCCTGAAAGGTAAGGAGTATTTATTGCGTCTCCTAACTCGTTATAGCCTTTCCACTTCGAGGCAATCGCAATCAACATTTGAGCGTTGTCGAGTGTCCAGTTTATGCCGGTCATTCTGATATACCTTGTTGCGTCTCCTCCGGCGCTTATCGCCTGCCCAAGATATTCGATAATGCCGTTGCCTACTACGCTGTTGCAGTTCTCAATCTTAACTGACGTAAGGTTATCGCCACTCGCCATAGAGAAAGATGTTACTGCTTTAAGATTGTTCGCCGATATTCCGCTACAGGCGTTTAGAGCAATAGTCTTTAAGGGAGAGTAAGGCGGAAGGACTATTGAGCCTGCGCCTGTACCTCTTGTGTCTAACGACTCTAAATCGGTATTTCTCGAGAGGTCGAGAGAGTCCGAGAAATTTACAATATTACGGATTGAGAGATTTTTTAATATTTTTGAAGGGATAGCCAAAGGCGTTACCGCCTGCCAAGCTGCGTTTTCGCTTTCCTCGCTTCCGAGAATAACATTCATCAGCTTTTTAGCTCCTGCGGCCGTAAAGGTGCTGTTATTGATTTCGTCGAGAGGTGTTATACTTGTTATAAGGCTCTCAGGCGTAATATAAATAGTTGCATTTGAGTGTACAGGTATGTTCGGGAACGTTGCTGTACCGCCTGTTTCTATTTTTCTGGAAGGTGTTGCGACGTCATCAATAATGATTGTAGCGTAGGTTTTTGCGTATGCGCGAACGAGTAAGTTCTGTGTCGTTCCTATTGCCGCATTAGCTCTGAACGAAATAGAATTTGATTTTGTGTAGTAACCGTACTTGCCGTCCATATATTTAGCGTTGTAGGTCAAGAATTCGTTTCGCTGATAAGTTTTTGAACCTTGCATTCTGGGTAAATAAGAATCGTCGTACGATTTGATTTCACCCGCTACAACTACGTCTTTTGTTTTGTAAGGACGGACATATTTGTTCCAAGCGTCCTCGGCCATAGCGGCGTGCGGTCTAACGCTCTGGTAGTTATCCCATTTTGCTATGAGTCGTTCTGCGTCCCAAGCTCCTTCGCTCCTTAATGCTATGTACATAGCTTTAAGCTCATCGTAAAAGCCGTCTTGAATATTGCACCATATGGTATTATTATCCGCATTGAATATTGCGCGGTCTCCGTCTTTATCTCCGAAGTCTGCACCATAATCGGAAAGAGGGACACCGTCGTTATCGCAACCGAGAATAGTATCATCGTCGTAGTTTTTGCAGATATTAAATACATACTTCTGCAGCGTCTCGTCCCATTCGTAAGAGAAAAAAGTATTTTTAGATACGTTGTCATAGCCGCCGAAGAACTCGAGATACAGAAAGTGGAAAAGTAGAGAGTCGATTGCAAAGTAATTATTTACCTCGGCTTTGAACTTCTCATAATCTCCGTTGGTAGACACAACCCAAGCCTGAGCTTCGTTCCAAGCGTTTACGACCTCGTCTAAATCTTCTGCTTTTGGTCTCTTTCTCCATTCAAAATCTTTCTTTACCTGCGGTCCTTCCTCAGTCTGCACAATACTCTCCCAACGTCCTTTTCCGTCGTCAGCGTCCGGGTTATAAGTAGACGTAGCTGTGAATTGCGCCGCTGCCGTGTCGTTGTTAGATACTTCTATACAGCCTTTAGCGTAATGCTCTCCGGTGCCGTCCTGACCGAAAACGGCATAGTTTTTCTTTGAGTTGCACAGGTTACCCATAGCGTAAAGAACTGTGTCTCCAGGTCCGAGCTGTTGAGAACCCGCCCATATTGTATTGTTGCTTGTGTTCGTGAAGAATACAGCACAGGGCTTTGCCTCGATAGTATCTCTGACTCCGGGTGTCGCTCTTGCGGGCACGAGATACGGCTGATGTGTATTGTACCAATCGGCTCCACAAGGGTTGTTGGCGCAATCCGACGAAGGCACGTCAACTTTGATGTTAAGATAGCTTACCGGTATTGATGTTCCCGATATCTGATATGTTTTTTCGGAAGCAGAAATATCAACATCCGTATTATAAGCCGCACGACCGTAAGCCATTGTGGAGGTACCTTGGTCCTTAAACCTTCCTCCCTCCTCTTTTGTAACCTCGAGAAGATTGGAGCCGTCTCTTATCGAAATGTTTGCGCTTACATAATCAACATCTTTTTTGCCGGTCGGTATTTTATCGGCCGATATTTGAACAATAGTCAGTTCAGGGCGAGCATTATGAAGCGAAACGGGTGTAATAACTCCGTTGCTGTCGTACACGTCATTGTCTTTGCACCTCTGAATCTTCTCCGCTGTCGTCGGCGCGAGGGATATATAATTCTGTATCATTTCCTTTATTGACAGCGAGGTATTGTATACACGAATCGCGTATATCCATACGTCGCAGTTATCCGAACCTATAACAAGCGAGTTTTCGTCCTGAACTAAAGTCCCGGCGGAATACTTATTTGCCTGCGAAGGAATGCCGTCAAGCCATACCGTCATTACTCTTTGATCCTGAATAGACTCTACGTTGATGGATAAGTCTATTCTGCTTTCTTCGCAATATTTGAACCTTTTTGCTGTTGTGTTATCCAAAAACAGCTGACCCTCGTTCGCTTTCAGTACAAGGCCTTTGCTTTCGCCGTTGTTGGTTTCTTTCATAGCGACAGCACCGTAAAGGTCGCTGTTTTTAACGCTGAAAGATATGTCAACGGTTTTGCCGTTGCCGTCGCTGTCTCCGAAAAGCTGTCTCGGGAGCGTTGCACGGTGACCTTTCTTAACGACAAAAGCGGGGGCTCCGTCTTCGTCTGTTTTAAATCCTCCATTCGTCCAGTCAAAGCCGGAACTGAATGTCATCCCGCCGAAGCTCTCTCTATCCGCGTCGCTGTTGCTGTGTCCCATAGGGTCGAGGTTGTAACGAAGATTATCCCCTGTAATTTTACCTATGTTGTATTGACTCGCAGATACATTCAGAACCATACTGTCTGTACTTGCTCCACAGGTTATCACTGTGTTAATCTGACCTGTTTCCTCCGGGACATATTCGATAGTCTGCAAAGTGCGGTTAGGAGTTTTTACGCTCGGAGTTCCTTCACCAAACTGGATAGTACAAGAAGCTGTTTCGTTGTTGGGGTCATAAACCATATAATGAATCTGTGCTACGTCATATTGCGACACGTCAAGAGTAGAGGAAGCAAATGTCGCAATCGGGCTCTCTGCTTCATAAGCCCATAAAGCTATAAAGGTTATCGGCGTAGTAGTATCTGTTTCGTCTGTACTTGATGTAAGCGTGGCGGAGACTGTGTTTGCTCCTGTAGCGAAGCACTCTTTCCCGACCTCAATAGTAATCTGCTTGCTTCCGCTAACCCTTTTTGTGAACGTATTGTTGCCTATAGTCAATGTGACGATATTATCAGTATTAGCCTGAGCTGAAACATCAATAACGACATAAACATCTTCGTTCTGTGTGAAAAGAGTTATCGGCTGAATGGTAGCTCCCCAGGCAAGAGAAAATGCCGTCGAAGTAATGCTCCATTGTCTTGTAAGGGAAGCGTTACTTTCCGTAACAATCGCAGCTCTTACGGAGCTTGTATCTGAGGCTTTCAAATACTGCTTTGCATTGAAACTGAAAGTTGAACCGCTGGCTCTGTCGCTGTCTGTAGCTCTCAAAACTCCGTCTACATACCAATTAACAGTAATGTTGGTATCGTCAGTTGCGCTTGCTACAAAGCTAAAAACAGCGTCTTCTCCGTTACGTACAGAGGCGGGCTTTACCACGTTGGAAAGGTTAATGCCTGCCGCGCTCGGCCCGCTGCTCGTGCCGATGTATATCGGGGTAAAGCCTTCGATATCCTCCCCATTCAATGTCAAATGCAGATAACCCTGTGAGTCTTTGACGCCTCCGTCAAAAGCTAATCCGCCTGACTTGATTTCGATTTCTTTTGAGCTACCGTCCCAATATGTGACTTCAATGCCGTTATCGGAAGCGTCTACGCTCTTTACGAGTTCCGAGTACATCGCCTGTATCGCAGCTGTTGTTACATAGCCGTTGTTGATGCCTTTGTCCCTTAATTTTGCAATAAGGGTACTGATATTCGTGCGTCGTATTGACTCTTTTAACGAGTCATTATCCGCCTCCGGCTGAGTTATTAGGAAGTACACCTCATCCTTGATTATTCTTACCGAAGGCTTCTCGGTTAATTTAATCTTTGCCATATTGAAATCCCCCCTTATGTTTCTCTGATATACAGTACGCCTACATCCAATACGCAACTGTTGTTCCCGTTGTAACGATTACATAATTTGTACGAACAATTATCTTCTGCACTTGAATAACCGAAAAAGAACCGTTGTACCCCTATTTCCGATACGCGAGAGCTGTTATCATTGCTGAAAATCTGCCATTCTCCAACTGCTACAGCTCTGTATCCAGGGATTTTGTCTATAACAATATCTCCGTTCTTCTCTTGATTTGCACTAAACGTGATCTCTACTTGATAATAACGCTGTTTAAACATTTCGTTTAATACGAGCGCTTTTCTCGCGGCCGCCGCGCTTGTCGAACCAGTTCCGCCTCTTGATATAGACAGTATGCCCGATGTTATGTCCGCTGCGCTGTGCTTATGACCGCTATCAGCCTTACTGTTCCAAGCGCTCCGCTCGGATTTTGTGATGTGGGAAACACTATCGGCTAAATGCGCGATGTAGGACTTTATAGCTGCAGCTATCTTTGCGAAAGCGGTGCTGACCTTTTCTCCGCTGACAAGATTATTGACAGTAGCGCTGCCGTATGTGGGCGTTTGGTCGTTGGTTGCAACATTAGGTACATAACCGAGCCCGACGTCTTGAGCCGTCACGTTATGAGGGTTTGAATCTCGTAAATGTTCCTCAAATGCGGCTCGGGTTAGGTACGTCGCTCCTCCTCCGATTTCAGCGCTGATGTTTTCTGCGTTGCCAATGGCTACCAGAATTTCCAAAGTGCTGTGAATTGTTCTCGATGTCTGATTACTGTTAACGCTGTCGTAATTATCTCCGGCATTGCAGTAAGCGTATAAATATTCTGTGCCGCTTTCGTCCTCCGCGAATACTCCTGTTTCTCTCCACTTGAAATCGGTTTCCAGGTCCGCGTTAGTCATTTCTGTGGTAAGCCCAACATAATTCTTTCCGCGAATTATTCCTGTGATGTTACAACTCATAACCTGATGTATTAAGCTGTCAAGAGTGTACATTGACTCTGGTTCCGATGCGCTACAGGTAATTCTCGTTGAGTCTTCTTGCCAATCGGTAGTCGTTTTGATGTATAACTTTGAAGTGTCTGGGTTAAACCATAGGGAATTCTCGTTTGCTTCACTTGGCTCAACTGTGCTATAGACGAATTCCAAGCTCGAAGGTTCCCAACCTGATACATACTCTTTTAATTCTCCCTCGGCGGTATCAAACCACAAATCCCCTTCGAGATTTCCGGTCGGAGCTGCGGCCGCGTATGTGAATACAATAAGACTTGCAATCCAACCAAAATCAAATACATAAAGTACCTCGTCGTCCATATTAAGCCATAGTGCTCCGTTAGTCGGGTTTGTCGGAGCTGCGGCCGCGTATGTGAATGATACGTCTAAATCCTCCCAAGCATCCTCTGACGCGTTAAATGATTGTATGGTAGAATTCGCCGTATCGACCCAAATATCGCCGTCTGCGGGCTCTGAGGGGGCGCTTTCGCCTATTGCAGTGGGTTGCGTAACACTTTGGTCCCAACCTTGAGTAAAACCGTAAAGAGTTTGAGACGCTGTGTTGTACCATAGGTCATCTTCCTCGGGGTTCTCCGGGGCGTTTGTTCCGCAGGTAATTACTCTGTCAGAATTCGCCCATGTCTCTTTATACTCGTTTAGCTTCTCGGCTCCTGTGTTGTACCACAAGTCGCCTTTCCGGGCTTCCTGCGCTATTTCTCCGTCGCCTAAAGCAATCCGAGTGAATTTTATTGAGTCTTCAGTCATAGCCGCGAGTATCATTTCGCGGCCTGCGTCTGTTAGTTGTGGAATTAAATTCATTTATTCCTCCTTAGTCATCGACAATCATTCGTCCGTTTTCATCGGCTAAGATTGCTCCGTCTTCATCGACTAAATAATCATTCGCCGCCGTAACGTGCCTGTCGTAGTCCGTCAGTTTCGCTTCCCTGTCTATGTAAACCGCAGTAAATATGTAAATTGTCATTTTACCTTTCCGGGGTATCTCTATGGAGTATGCAAGGTGCGAGGGCTTAGCCTCGTTGACTTTTTTTATTACCGCGTTATAATCAACCGCAGTTTCTCCGCTCTCAACTGTTATCGTAAAGGAATAGTCCGCAGGTCCTTCGTGAACCTCAACATTTCGGCCTGTAAGGGACTCGAGAATGTCCTCAAGTGCAGCAGGAGATAATGCCTCTGCCCGCGTTTGTCGGGCAATTACCGCCGCTCTCCGCTCCTTAATGTCTCTTTTTTCGTCAGGTGAAATGCCGTAGCGTTCTTCCCAATATCGGAGTCCCCAAGTTGCTGTTGCAGGGAAGCATTGGTTTTTCAGACTCTCAATAAGAGCCCGCGCCTCAGCCATTTCAATTCCCATAACCTCAAAAAGCCACTTACCGACATACGAATTTTCGTAAATTGGGGAAACTCGTTCGAGCATTTTCTGAGCTATTTCATTATTGGGGAATTTTTCGATATCAAAACTCACGACTGTACCTCCGCATTAAAGGTGCTAATGTTCGGGTATTGGTCGCGGTTGAGAGGTATGTTCTGAGTAGAGTTATTTATCAACAGATTATTGTAATCTTTGACGCCTGCGGTTCTAATGATTTGTGAGCCGACCCGATTTACATTGATTTCGCCTTCGTCGCTTGCGTCTGCAAGGTAATTCTCTATCGCCGCCCTGATGTTGGCAATTACCGTCTCTGCTACGCTGTCTGTTTCCAAAATTAGATTGAATGATATTGCTACATCAACGCTTGAGGGCGCTACAACCGTAACAGTAGCTCCTATGGGAGCCTTTCTCTTGCTTCTGTCATTTGGCGAGACGATTGAATTGTATACTGCTTCAACGATAGCTTGACTTGCGGGTGCGCCGTTGCTGTCTATCACAATTACTTTTACAGTACCGGGACCGTTCCATTCAGGAATAACGAGCGCGTTACCGACTCCGCCGACCTCCATAGCCCAGCGCTTGTAGTCAGCGTCACAACCACAGAAAGAATTTGAGACTGATTGAATAGCCTGTGCAATTCTTTCGCGTAGGTCGTCGTCAGACTCCTCGTCTGTGCCTCCGGTAGTCGCCGCTTCGTTTATTACGCTCTCTATACCGTCGATAGTCGGTGAGGCCATAATTATAATGGTTTGAGCTCCTACGTTGCCCTCCGTTCCCGGTTCCTCTGCTGTAATCGGGATTTCTACTCTTCCATTAAGGTCGATTGTTGCGTCTGTGTCCGTAGTAAAAATAATAGCCGCGTCGTCTCCGCTCGCGGGTACCGCGAACTCAAAACCCGCAGGGATTTCAGTTCCGGGTGTGCCTTCAATCGTAACCGTACCGGTTGCGTTCGTCGCTGCCTTTCGCGAAATGCCTGCGGCTTCCGCGTGGTAGTCAAGGTATATGCCCTCGGCAAACATAAAGTGCATTAAGAGGAGAGTTTCGTTCAACTCAAATTCCACTAGTTCCGCCTTTTCAAGCGCCGTAGGCATTGTGAAGTCCCAGGGAAAGCCGCCCTCGGTTTTATCAATATCATCGGGCAGATTATTCATCATTCGCTCTTGTATAGACTCTGCGTCATTTTCTTCAATAAACGCAGGGGGTGTAAATGTATATTCAGCCATTGTGCCTCCTTAATCGTCTATAGTAATTTCGATTTGTTCTTCATCCTCCCACGGCTGGCCTTTAACCGTGAAGGTGATGTATACACAGTCCGGGCCCCAAGTAAATTCAAAATCTGTTACATATTCTGTCGCAGGATGTACCATTAGGGCCTCTGTGATCGTCCGTTCAAGTTCAGACTCTACGGCTTCTCGGTCTTCTTCTTGGAGAGCGTCTTCACTTTCAATTCCAATGTCGGTACTATATGCAAGGGCGGTATCGCGCTCGGTAAGAACTACCTTCTTGCACCATTGAATAAAAGCCTCCTCCTCCGTAGAAGCCAATATATTGTTGCTTTTTGTTCGTGCGAAGTCGCCTGTTTCAAAATCAAAGTATGCACTCGGTTTCTGCTCGAAAGATTCTTCTTCCTCGTCGAATTCGTCAATATCCGGGACATCATACTCTGGGAATAAGGCTTCATCCATCGTCTTCGTCTCCTTCCGTTGCCGATTGCACTTTGCCGATAACTATAGCGTCGTCGAAAACCCACGCAACAAGAACCGAGTCACCGGGCTCTATACTCTGCCCTTCAATTACAAAGTATTCGCTCTGCGGTATAGTCACGGGGAATGTATCGGTTGTGAGCCCTTTATCCTTTTCTATAACTCCAAAATCAATCACAAGGTCACTGTTTGCGTCTCGCTCCTTCCCTATGCGCTTGGAAATAACACGAGCAAGTTTACTAATTCCTTCTGCCATAGTTAATCCTCCTTACTTCATCTTGTACTTCTTGAGGGTTAAGCTCATAGTTCGTCCGGTGATGTTATGACTAACCGACTTAACGAGAGCGTATCCGTTATAAAAACGCGTCTTGATGTGTACTACGTCCCATTTTCTGATAGTCGGAACGTCGGGTACCTGGATAGTCATTGAAGTTGTTGGAGAGCCGTCTTGGTCAAGTATCTGCTGTGCCGCTTTTTTCGCTTTCTTTAAGCTGTCTGAACCGGTGCGAGTGTAAATTTTTTGACGCTTACCGTATTTTACATTCCCCTTTACAATCGCTTCGACTTTGAGCTTCTTAAGACGCTTCTTCTTTTTCTTCCCTGACTTCAAAGTTACAGTTTTCTCCTCGTGTCCCATAACCTTTACAACAGTTATAACATTCGAGGTATCTATACTGTATTTACTCGATAGGATATTTTTCCCTTCTTCAAACCAATAAATCTCCTCATTACTTCCTTTAGGCAATACATCTACCTTTGTTTTATTGGAACGAATAAAACAATCTGCGCTCCCGTGTTTCTTCGCTATTCGTAAAAGAGATAGAACAATGTCCGATACAGCCTTGTTTTTGTAGGCTTTTTTCGGATTTGCATATTCGGGCCCTTTATAAGTGTTAATTTTGATTTTCCACTTTTTGAATAGCGATTCAAGAGCAGCCTTTGTCGTTAAACCTTTGGAAATATACTTATTATCTTCTGAGGCTTGCAGGTCATATAAGATGTCATATCCTCCGAGTTGGAGGGTGTCTGAGGTCGCGCTCCGAGTGGGAGACCATTCTGTAATCTTTGTACGAGCAAATTCAGAGGTTGTTTCGCCGACTTTAGCCGTAAAGATAAGATAACAACCGGGTTTTGCGAGGCTCGATATTCTTTTACCGTTAAACTTGACATTTGCGAGCGTAACAGAGGAATGCTGTGCGAGTTCTCCTTCGTTTTCTTCTACGCTCGCAGCTGTTATAATTTTAGTAATGTTAAGTTTATCTCCGTTCGCGCGAAGCAACTTAACGGTATAAGTGATTTTTGAATAATCCATAAAATCACCTCTTGGGAATGTAGAGCTTCATACCTACCCATATGGTGTACTTGCTCACCTTTTTCCCTTTGTTCTTCTTGTCAATTTTTTTCTTGTTCGCTTTATAAATTTTCTTATAAAGCGAACCTTTTTTATAGTATTTCTGTGCTATAGACCATAAAGTATCGGTCTTTTTAACTTTGTGATACTTCTTTTTTTTCTTCTTCGCAGCTCGCTTCGCCGTAGTGCTTTTTTTCTTTTTGCCCTTCTTGGTAACGGTGATTATCGTTTCCGTCGCTTCAATAAGGGTAATGCTATAAGTTACGGAACCGTTTCCTCCTTCGAACGTTGGGTCGAAGGAGGAAATATAAACATCCTTGTTGATTCCGGTAGTTGTGACCGTAAGCGTGAGCAGTTTTTTCTTTTCTTCCCATTTGGTGAGTATAGCGATAGCGTCTTTAGGTAACAGCCAATACGTACTTTTTACTAACGGAAGATTATTAATCGACTTTCCGGGTAATACTCCGTCCCAAGAATATGTGCGGGCTTTCTTTCCTGTTGGCATTTTAACTTCACCAATGTTAATGAAGTTATAAGTCTGAAAGTTTGCGCCTGTTTTCTCTTTTACAGATTCCGGGAGCTGCGAGATAGTTAATCTCTGACCTGTTTCCTTCTCTGTAATATGAATATTCATTACACGTCTCCTTTTGCGCCTATAGGCATATTGCCAAACACTTCATCGAGTCTGTCAGCAACTTCGCTACTCAGCTCGTCTGCGATCGTACTTAATTTTGCTCTGATACTGTCTACGATATTTCCGCTGTCGTTGTCTCCGGCATTTATAATAAACTCTGGATTTACAGAAATAGAAATATCAATCTGATTGCTCACGGTCGAGCTACCACTCAATCGCTCTGGCTTCGTATCTGCTGGGATAGTTGAAGTATCGTCGCCAATTATTCCGCCATCTGCAAAAGGCTGTACTCCGAGAGCTTGTCCGGCCTTGAGCCATATATCGAGTCCTCGCGCATTCTTGCTGCCTTTTAGTGGGATAATCGCCTCTGGACCGTCTTCCGCAACCACTCCGTAATGTGGCGAATGCATAATGCCGCCCCAAGCGTGCTTGCTCTTGCCCTTGTCGTCTTTACCACTTCCGGCGTTAAAGCCTTTTGTGAAAAACTCGCCTATCTTGCTGAACGTCTGGCTAATCCAATCCCCTATACTTGAGAAAAAGCCTGTGATTGATTTCCATATTCCGCTTACCCATTCGGGAATAGTCTTTGTGACAAATCCAGTTATTCCGTCCCACAAGCTCGAAAACCAACCGGGGATTGTCTTTGTGAAAAAGTTGGTAATTCCGCTCCATACACCCGAAGCAAATGAAGGAAGCGTTTTTGTGAAGAATTCAACAATGCCGTCCCATAGGCTCTTAAACCAATCGGGAATGGTTTTCGTGAAGAACTCTGTAATACCCTTCCAGGCATTTGAAGCGAAAGTCGGTAGAGTGTCTGTAAAGAATGTCGTGATTCCGTTCCATATACTCTTAAACCAATCAGGTATAGTCTTCGTAAAGAAATTAGTAATGTTCTTCCACACGCCCGAAGCAAAATTAGGTAATGTGTCGGTAAAGAAAGTCGCTATTGCGTCCCATATACTTTTAAAGAATCCGGGTATCGTTTCCGTAAAAAACGAATAAATCTTACCCGTCACGAAACCGAGCGCATAAGGAACGGTCTCAGTAAAGAAGTTATAAATTCCGTCCCATATCATACCAAAGAAACCGGGGACAGTCTCTGTAAAGAAGCCTCCTATCGCTCCTCCTACGGCTCCAATAGCCTCGGGAATGGTTTTTGTGAAAAAGCCTGAAATTCCAGACCATAGGCTTCCGAAGAAGTTCGGTAGGGTTTTAGTGAAAAATCCGCCGATAGCCTTGCCACATTCGTTCATCCAACCGCCTTCGTCGGTCCAATCACTAATCAAACCTCCGAGGCCGTCGCCTCCGAATATTGCACCTATTCCGCCAATACCTGCACCTACGAGAGCACCGATAGCTGTACCGATACCTGGAACAACGGAGCCGATACCTGCACCCGCAGCTGCTCCTGCGCCGACCATTCCTATTTTTGAACCTGCGGACGCAAACTCGGTTTTTGCCTGTTTGTCGTTTCCTTTGTTACTTTCCTGAATTCCGTTGAAGATGTTAAATCCAGAAGAAACAAGACCAAGCACTCCGCCAATAATTCCGCCAATACCGCTTGCTCCTGCAGCTGCAGCTCCTCCGGCTGTGGCCGCGCCTGAACCAAGTGCAGTTCCGACACTTCCAAGGGCTCCGGTTATACCGCCAGCGGCAGCAGAACCACCTGCGCCTGCCGCTGCGGCTCCTCCGGCTCCTGCGGCCGCTTCTCCTCCTTCGAGCAGTAAGGGTGCGCTTGACCCTCCTCCACCAAGTAGGAGTTGGCCTAAATTGCCTCCTCCACCTAATAGGAATTTGCCTGCGGCTCCTCCGGCGAGTGAAGGGAGCACTTTTGATAAGAAACTACTTCCCCCACCACTGCCCGATGTCGCGTTATTTACGCTTGAACCATAAACATTTACTACGGTTCCCTTAACAGTTGTCGAGGTACTCGTCACATTCATCGTGCTTGTTGAGAGCGCTCCAGGTGTAGTTGAAGTCTCTCCTTTAGACTTGCTTCCTTTTCCTTTGAGAAACTGTGTAATACCGCTTAGCTTATTCGCTATACCTGTTACGAGGTTAAAGCCTATTATGCCGCCTATCGCTATTGCGAGTCCTTTGTTTTCTTTAGCCCATTTCTTGAGCGCTTCGCCGATTTTACTGGTGTCGAACCCTTTCTTAAAGCCATTGATAAAGGCTCCTCCTACGGACTTTCCGTCTTCTCTGGCTCCTGACAGGTCGATTCCTAAAAGCGCAAGTAAGCCGTTCGTGATACCAGAGCCTAAAGCCTTTCCGAAGCCTTCCATTTTCTTTGTAAGCCAAGCTCTGCCCGATGAGTTCCACCATTGGCTGAACGGCTCCGCAACAATTTTGCTCCAAGCGATTTTAATCTTGCCCCATATGTCAGCGCTTTCCCAATCGGAACCGCTTGTAAAATCCTTAATCGTAGATTTGAGCCAAGATATTTTTTCGTCTACAAAGTCCATTACATTGTCAACTGCCTGCTCAACCTTAGGCATTTTGCCCGTAAGCCAAGTTGCAAATTGACGAAGGTAAGGCGAGAGCCGTTCTCCGAGCCTTATTTTTACGCCGTCAACAGCTGACTGCAACAACGTAAAGGAGCCCTGCATATTATCGAGCATAGTGTTAGACATCTTCTGAGCTGCGCCGTCGGCGTTGTTAATGCTTTCAGTCAGCTTATCGTAGTCCTTTTTGCTCGCTGTCAGCATAGCAATGAGACCGGCTTGAGCTCTTTGCCCTGCCACTTTGTTGGCGAAGTTAGTTCTCTCCGCTTGCGTCATTTTTGCGGTTTTTATGCGGAGTTCTGATAATACAGTAGACCAACTCCTCGCAGATCCGTCTGTGTTATAGAATTTAACTCCGAGCTTCTCTATCTCGTCGCGCGCTCCCTTTGTGTTGGTAGCGAGTCTGGTAAAGATAGAGTTAAGCTCTGTACCCGCCATTGACGATTTGATACCGCTGTTAGCCATAAGACCAACGCTTAAACCTACATCTTCAATGCTATAGCCTAACGCTCCCGCCATTGAGCCTACATACTTAAACGTCTCACCCATTAGCTTTACGTTAGTGTTTGCGTTTGAAGAAGCAACGGCTAAAACATCAGCAAAATGTCCTGCGTCTTTCGCTTGAAGTTTAAAGGCCGTTAGCGCGTCCGTCACAATGTCGGAAGTTGTTCCGAGGTCTTCGCCTGACGCTGCGGCGAGCTGCATAATGCCCTCAATACCACCAAGCATTTCTTTGGACTTCCAACCTGCCATTCCCATATACGTTAGTGCTTCCGCCGCCTCAGTAGCTGTGAATTTCGTAGTCGCGCCCATTTTCTTCGCTTTGGCGTTAAGTTTTTCCATATCCGAGGCTGTCGCTCCGCTGATTGCCTTTACTTTAGACATCGTGGACTCAAAGTTGCCGTATGTATCAATCGTATCTTTAAGCCCTATAGTTATGCCGAGGACAGCTCCCGCTTGTAATAGTGGGTTGCGTAAAAGTCGGAAAATACCTCGAATGGGTGCGGTAGCTTTATCTACCACGCCCATAGTTACTCTCCAAGCTCTGCCTGCGACACCTTTAATTTTAGTGCCAACACGGCTTACTACAGAGGAAACTCTGTCAACAGCTTCGAGCGCAACCCTGAACCGTGTACGGTTCATTTCCTGTAACCTGCGCTGTACCTTTTCGTTAGCCTTATCAAAACGACCCATTCGCCTTGTGGCCGAACCGACTCCGGGCTCCGTTCTATCCGATACAGACACAGGGATTTCAATTCTAAAGGTTTCCGCTGCCATTATTACTCTCCCTTGTTTCGTTCTCCACCTGAATGCGGGTCGAAGCAAACATAAACAGTCTTACTCCCAATGGCTTCGCCATTACCTCGTCAGGTGGAATACCTTGCCTTTGAAAGATTTGGTGCAGCAGCGTGGCTTTACCGCCGGCCTCGATTAGTTTTTTACGGTCTCCTCCGCAAGCGCTGAATATCCGCTGATACTGTCGATTTTATCGCAGACAGCGTCTTTTTCACCCGCCTTGAGCACCTTACCGATAAGCTGCGGACCTGAGATTACATTGAGCTGTGTCCAGGCCTCTTTGTTACGCCATACCTTAGCGCGGTCTTCTTCGACCGTAGCCTCGTAAATAATAGCGTTCCTGTACATATCGGTGTCGGTATCCTCCGGCATTTTAATACCGAGGTTCTTATTACGGACGAACTTCGTGTACTTGTTACGAACACGCGTGTACTCCTCCTCGGAAAGCGGACGAATACGGAACTTGATTAACACCTTACCATTTCTTGAAATCTCAATAGGTGTAATCTCGTCCTCGTCGTTGCGGTAGTTTGCGGCCGTAAGAAGGCCCGTTAAAATATCATCTTCGTTTCTTCTGAGCATACCCTTATTGGTAGCCTCGTCCATTTCGATTTCTGTTATTTTTGTATTTTCAGCCATACTGCTGTTCCTCCTTGAAAAAATAAAATAGTAGCCGGGGCGTTGTGCCCCGGCGTGATAGAGCACAAGTGCTATTTAAAGCCGTTATCAAGCGTCTGCTGCTGTAAGCAACGTCTGAAGCTCGGGCGGTTTGTTAACAAATAACGACCATGCTCTCTTGACAATGTCGCCAACGGTCAGGTTCTGCAGGTCGATTGTGCCGCTCGGAACGCAAGAACGATAGTTAATGTGTTCCGTAGTGCCATTCCTTCCCACGAGCTTGCCCTGGAAATTCCACACAGGCATAACCCCGCTTTTGAGCCCTTCCATTAACTGCTGAATGAATTTTGAGTCCTCAATAACAATCTCTGTGAAATTCAGAGTCACAGAGTAGCTCTGAGGTACTTCCTGCTCCTGCATTGAGCCGAGAGGCTGATACTTTGCGTTGGAAACATTCACCTGAGACTGATATGTTTCCATTGTCGCAAGCAGGGTACCCTCATCGTCGTAGAGGCCTCCGTCTTTGCCTGTAAGAACCTTTCTTACATCTTCTGCTGCGCTGTTGTTAATCATAGTGTTAAACCTCCCTGTTACGATTCTGCGCTAAAGCGGAAACGGTATGTGAGATAGAACTTCTCGATACTGTCGAGGTCGTCAACGCTGATTACAAACCACGCGCTGTCGCCCTTAGGCGGATTCGCTGTATCTTCTGCAAAACTACCGCCTGACAGTTTGCCTTCGGCAACCATTGTGTTGATAACATCATTGGCGGCCGCTACGACAGAACCTCTGCCGTCGGCGTTATTGTTGATTTTACCGACCAACTTTGCGACAGTATCGCCGATACGCTGCATAAGCTCAAATCTCGTTTTTACGCGGCGGATTTTCTTCCAGCCTTCGTCTAAATCGTCGCTCGGGTTTACGAGGGTATTGATTCCCTGCTCTACCCAAACGTCGCCGTCTGAATTTGTAGTAAATACGAGACATCCGTTGAGGAGAGCTTTCTCAATCTGCGTATTAGTAAGCGCGGTTTCGAGCTCTACGAAATCATCAACAACCCTGTGAGTGATTGACTGACTTGACGGAACCGCCGCAATCATCGCCGCCACACGTGCAGTAACGATGTATCTCTCCTTTACAGTTCCCTCGGTGTTTGTTACGCTGTTGAGAACGTATACAACTTTTAAGTCATTGATAGACTTTGCACGCTCAATCCTTGCGGAAATATCAACATTCGAGCTATCAGCCAATACGGCTATAGGATATGAGCCGGCGGCGTAAATTCTCGTAACAAAAGCCTCTACGAGCGCCTGAGCAGCCGTGTCTGTACTGTCTACGCAAAGCGTGTTGAAAGTGAACGGCTCGAGCGCGGTCAGAGCTGTTCCGATAGCTTCTGTATTAACAGTCGGGTCTGTGCCTGCTGTAAACGACATCTGCGTACCAGAGGCGAGAACGCCATTGCCCGCCGCTAACTTTGTCGCGGTGAAATTGTTGCTCTTGTTGATTGCCTTTACGAGTTCCTCTACCTCTCCGCTTGCCGTGCCTTTAGCAAACGTAAACTTCTCAAACTCGATAGTGCCGTCATAAACAATGCACTCTCTGTTGTCGGTGTTTGTAAGGCTGTCGCGAATAGTTGCGGTGAAAGCTCTTGTACCTACAAACTTCGAGGTTACGGTGATTACGTTTACCGCCTCCTCTGCTGTAGTGTCTTTCAGCGTAATGCTCGCGGCCGTTCCGCCGCTGCCTGCGCGTACAACGAACATTGTCGTAATGTCCTCTTTGAACGCTTCTGCGATAATGTCGGTTGTGCCGCCTGAGCCGAAAATATCGTTGACGTTGTCGCCTCTTTTGATTTCGACTACCTTGTTAAGCGGCCCCCAGTTAGCGCGTATAACTCCGGCGACGATTCCGTTGACCGCCGCTGCAGTAGAAATACCGCTTGCGTTTTCGGTTCTGTGGTATTCGCCGGGGCGCACTTTGGTTTCGCCTATTGTGAACGTGGACATCTGTTATACCTCCTTGTTCATAAATTCTTTAATTATCTTCTGAGCTGCGCTCTTTGTTGTTCTCCTTACGCCGGAATGCCTGAGCGCAGCTACGACTATATCCGGCGTAACGTCATCGCCTAAAACGTGAGGAGCTCTTGCGAATTCTTCTACCGAATATTCGCTTTCGGCTTCTGCGATAGGCTTTGTAGTTTTTTTAGTCATTTTGACCTCCGTTAATAAATTATGCGAATTGGGTTAGCCCTCTGGCTTAACCTCAGTAATCCGAATTGTGTGCTTATATTAAGCTGACCTTTAGTAAGAGCGTTTTGGGAGCTGTCTGCTGACAGATTAGTTATGAACATCGGAGACGTATCTAACATAGTCACTTCTCCGTGCAGTAAAAGGTCGTCGGTTAAAGCTCTGAGCCACCTTATTTCCTCTCCCGCCGCGAATATATGGCAAGCTAAATTAGCGTCAAGCCACACAACTGTGTTAGTCTCTCTGTTTCTCCGCAATCTCTCGAGCCTAAAATAGAAAACCGGGTTATCGCCTGAAGGCTCAATGATTTCGGGTAAATTCTTGTCTCCGATAACTACACAGCCATTAACAAATCCCTTGATATATCGGTTGACCGCCTGTATGGGGTCCGGATCCGTCGTTTCCTGTTTTGAAAACTCAAAAATCTCAAATGTAACCGTTGCCCCGACCACAATACCGCTTGCGTTCTTCTCGGGCTGCAGCGAACTCTGGAAAGGCTCACTCTTTGACCAAAGAAATGCGTATGGGTATCCGCCCTCCGGGGTCATAAACACATCCTGCAAAAGAGAACGTATTATAGGCTCTATATCCTCGGGCTGTGCTCCGTTTCCTGAACACCAAATGTCTACAGTCAGCACGCCGCTCGTTCTCCTGTCGTCGTTTGCCTGATAGTCAATAACAAAATTCACTCTGGGATATTCTCGGTTCTTCGACCAATTACGCTGAGTGTCATCGGGGGAAGTCTGATAAAAAACGGCGGGCTTGTCCCTGTAGGTAGTCAGCTTTTCAGCAAGTTCAGAGCTTGTGATTAAGCGATTGTAAATGATTTCCTCAAGGGTCCTCATTGCTTTCCACCTCTATGTTTTCCGTCTCAATGTTTTCCAAATCAGAGCTCCATTTGATTTCCCACTCTTCATTGCATACATCGTCAACCAAAACGGTGATTCTGCTATGTACATTAGTGCCGGGCAATAAGTAAAGTACAACGATTTCCTCTCTCGCAGCTTTAACTACGAGTCCGTTCTCATAGCTCTCCCAAGATTTATGCTTTAAGCGAATAAAATCGCTCTTATGAATTTTGTCGAGGTCAAAAAAAGTATTCTGGCTTGTGACTAAGATTCCCATATACTATTCCTTTCATTTGGCTAGTTCCGAGAATATTCTCTTTATCTGTGGTTTTGCCTTCTCGATAATTGCGTCTTTATAAGGCCTTGCGCTTACTCGTGAAGTTCCTTTTTCGAGTAATTCGGCGTATGGGACGCGGGTGTATATTCCTACGGTTATTTTCCCTTGCCCTTTGTGCTCGGCCTTAATGCCCCAAGATATACGAAGTGTTCCCGTCCTTACTGCCGGCGGCTCACCAGGAGCGGAAGCTGTATAAGTTGCCTGCGAATAAGGTTTTTTATACACTTTGCCGCTCCTCTGGCCTCTTAACACATTCAATGCCGCGTTTCTCATAGCGTTAGCTGCCCTAACCGCGCACCGCTGTGCCTTGGAGTCTGACTCCCTCACCATATCTTCGACAGCTATTTTGAATTCACGCTCAATTTCTTGAAAATTATCCGCCATCCTGAATGTCCTTTCGCTCGTCGCAGTAATACAGGGTCCACAGTCCCATTTCTCCGGGGTTGTCTATCGAACGAATAAGGTATACTTTGTTGCCTGATATAAGGCGGTCGCCTTCTTTGGCTTTCGGCTCTCCTTCGTGACTGATAACGTGAGAGATAGTATGGCCGAGCTGTTTGAATTGCGACTGTTGCTCCGGGTTAGCTCCGCAGAGTATCGCAAGGAAAGGCTCAGCGTCGTCAGTTGAATAAGAGCCGACGACGCGTCCCCTCTCGTTAGGGGTTTGCTCCCTTCCTTCTATGAAAAAATGCTTCCACAGTTGCTCGGGCCGATTGTAGCGTCTCCGTCTATGCATTTCGGCGGCCCCCTATCGTTGGACCGCTTTCGGGGTTATCGTGCATTCCCTCGCGGAAATATGGTTTTCCTCCGAGTGCTCCGGTCTTTAATACACCGCTCGGCACAGACGAGTTTTCGAGCTCTTTTTTGAGTTCGTTATACATCTTCTCCCAATTCTCGTATCTTTCACGCAAAGATAAGGAGAGCGGCCCTATTTTTTCATCTACCTCATACGAAAAGCTACGCATTATGTTCTCGACTAAAATCAGTTTTGCCCGCTTCCACGTTTTAGCGGAAGCGATAACAGCCTTGATTTCCTCGTCGCAAAGCATTGCTGTCTGCCCCTTTTCCTCAACGATTGTGTCGCCGAGTTCAAAACGCATTTTATCTACGCCGGGCTCACCTATGTTTGCGGGGTTGTATGAATAGGATTTATTCATTCAGCCTCACCGCTCTCCTCGCTTTCGGCGAGCTCAGCGGCGCGTTCCTTGGTTGCTTTCTTCACAGAAGCGTTTTTGGTAAGAGCATTGATAATAATCAACTGAGTATCTGACTCAATCGTTGTAATCGCTTTGAGAATATCGTCGTTCTTCAGTTGAAGAACCTCAAAAGCGGTTACAATGTCTTTCTCGTCCGCTGAAAGCTCCAAGACGCCGTTTTCCGTCTCGATTGGTAAATTTACCTTAATAACCGCAAACGCGTCATCCTGACCGTTTTCTACGTCATTCTCGATGTCTGCAGTCGCCTCTGCGATAAAGCCCGTTCTCAAAAGAGCAGGAACTCGCGCGGGAATAATGGCCTCAGCGGGGATTGCCTCGCCTGCTTCATATACCTTGCCGCTAAACTGTATCTGCTTTAAAGCAATGTAACCGCTCATTGGAGTTCCTCCTTATACGCAGTCTTTAAAGTACATAGCGAGGCAATCGGATGTCTTCTTCATATCCGTTGACATAAGACCCTCGATAAACTCTGAGTGCGTGCCATTCTCGCCTTCGTACTGGTCGTAAGCAGTAAACGAGCCATTGCCGAGCATATCCCAGGTAAAGATATAACCTGCGGAGGGCTCGTCGATAGCCGGTGCGTTTGTTGTGTAGCAAAGGAGCGCTGCCTTCGGGTCACAGATAAACTGCATATTCTCCTGACCGATACCGGCTGCGTTGTATGTAGAGTCAAGTACAACTACCTCGGAAAGACCGAAAAGCTCTGCGAGAACTCTCTCGTTAACGATAGCCGGGTTCGCTGTTGAGCCGCTGTACTTTACACGCTCAACAATATCGCCGTGATTGATAAGCGCGTTAAACGCTTCAATTCCGAGGGCGAGCTTGTTCGGTGTACGGCGACCTTCTCTCTTGATTTCCTTCTTCTTGTTGTTAAAGAAGTTTACGGGGTCGAAGTTGCCGTCGGAGAACTTGAGGAACTGCGTAGCGCTCGGAGTGCTTGCAACGCCTGTGTACTCCTGAGACCATACGCCGCTCTTAAAGAAGTGCTGCGCAAAAAGAAGGTCCAGGTGGAGTAAGAGCTGCTCTGTTGCAAATCTTACCTTGCCACGGCGCGGGTCGATTGCTCCCGGCGCGCCTGCGCGAGTGTAATCGAGCGAGCCAATCTGGTCTACGCCAACGATAATCTGGTCCACCTCGCAGTGGTACGCGTCGTCGGTGTGTCCCATAATTGCGGGCTGAACCTTTCCAAATGCAGGCTTTCTCTGCACATTATCTCTCGCAAGGTCTTCCTTGCTGAATGTGTAGAAATAACCTGTTGACTGTGAAACAGGAACAATCGGGAAGATTTTTGTAGCCACATAGTCAGCGGGGTTCTGGAAGAACGCCTGCGAGATATTTGTGAGATAAAGGTTAGGCTTCCAACCTTTTGAAATCTTCGCCTGGATTGCTCCGTTTGATAACTGATTACTCATAATCGTTTACCTCCTCTTTATTCTGCAGGTGAATAACCTGCTTTAATAATCTGTACGCTGATAATATTATCAGCTGCTGTAGCTGCTTCGAGCGCCACAGCGAGAATGAAATCACCTTCAGCAGCTTTAACGGCTTTGCCGTTAGCGTCTGTCGAAAGCAGGTCACCAGCAGCGAACGGCTCGCCAGCTTTCCATCTTGAAATATCCTTAACCTGAACGGTTACGGTATCGCCGACAGACTTGTTACCCTCCTCCGGCGGGAGAATTCCGATTGCGGTTGCTCCTGCCGTTGAGGCAGTAGTTATTTTGCCATTTTCGTCAAAAACAGCTGCAAGAAACTCTGCGCCCGCAAGTTTAGCTCCTGCTAATCCCACAATTACAGGGCTTTCGTTAATTACTGTACCTGTGTATGACATAACTAATCCTCCTCTTAATTTCTTGATTCCTCGTACTCTTTTACGAGGTCGGGATGTTCTACGCACGCTTTGTCGATAGCCTCTGCATAAGAGAGCGCAGGAGAATTCTTGCGAATTTCCGCCGCGTGCTGCTCAATCTGGTTCCAAGCCTTGTCGCTTGCGAGTGCGCTGCCGTGACCGTTTTTACCAATCTCGGAAAAAGCTCCTGACTTCTCAACGGTCTCGAGCGAAGCGTCGAGTACGCTAATCATATCAGCGTACGCTGTACCACCTGCGTCCTTGAGAGCTTTCAGAGTCTTGGCGAGGTCTTCCGGCTTTTTGCCGAGAATTTCATACTTCTTGCACTGCGCTAACAGTTCACGGTTTTCTGCCTCGTTGGCGCGGTCTTTCCACTTCTTGATTTCCGCTGCCACCTCCGGGCTGACACCCTTAGCAACATCATCAGTAGAAGTAGGCTCTGCTGCTACCGGCTCCTCGGTTGCGGGAACAGGCTCTGCTGTGGGCTCATCCTCAACGGCGGCTTTGGCTACGATGTTTTCGTACGCTTTTTTCTCCTCCGGGGTGAGCTTCGATGTGTCGATTTTCACTTCTTCATCGACTCCTTTCATAGAATTTGCGGTTGTACCGCCTGTGTTGTCCGACGTAGGTTCAGGCTCTGCATTTTCCGCGTGGGTTTCATTTCCCTGCGAGGTTGCTCTGCCTTCCCCGTTATCGGGATTGGTCTCCTTTTCAACGACATCAATGTTGAGTGCTTTCGCAATCGTCAAAAAGAAGTTTTTAATGCCTTTAAGCAAGGCTTTGTCGTTTTCGGGAGGTGCCGTTTCCGGCTCCTCCTCCGGCTTTCGTTTACAGAGGAGCAGGTTTGCACCCTTATTGTCTCCTTCTTCCACAAATGCCACTCTGTTGATTTCGAGGTCTGTAAGCTGATTCACTTGCCTTCCTCCTTTCCGCGGAATATATAAACAGGGCCTTAGCCCGGTCTATCATTTTTAATCGGGACTTTATAGGCGGTACCTTCTATGCTGAACATACTGTATGTCCCGTCTTTAATCTTGCTCCATACATCAGCGTCGCTGACCTTGAAGCCTACCCACCACCCCGTAGGGAGTGTTCCTGCGGGTATTCCGAGTGCAGCTGTCTTCTCGGGCGTAAACATCATAGACTCAACAATTACTCCAACTCCGCCGCGCTCGTGGTTGTCGCTTCCTTCTCGGTATAACTCAACGAACTTATAAGCTGCTTTTTCGAGAGTTGCGGTGTCTACAAATTCTCCGCTATGGTCTATCAGCTGCGCGCCGGCTGCGTCCTCGCATTGATACGCCCAGCCAAAAGCGATATGCTTTTCTTCATCGTGTTTTGCGATTTGGAAATTAGCTTTGATGACTCCCGCTTTTCTTTGAGCAGGTACAGCGACAAAGCTAAACTCATATGCGTCGATCGGGTTAGACAATTCACCGTAGCATAATGCCCCGTTGTATTCCTGCCCCAGGCGGTGCTGACACTCTACGGAATGCAAATCGTTATGACATATCGAGCAGATTGTCTTTGAGATTGATACGCCAACAGAGACCTCTTTGATTATTCCGGCTTCAATGGCCTTAATGGTTTCGGCTGTTCCCTCTGTGCGGAGCATATACGCACGCGCTACAAGCCGCTGTAATTGGTCTCCTGCGGCGGTATACTCTCCGGGTACGCTTTCAACAGTGCAGGAGATTATTCGCGCCACTTGGTTTTTCGCGGTTGGATTGTGGTCGAAAATACCTGTCTTGCCTACAAACAGCTTCGCGAGGTCGTTTAACGCTCCCGCTGTAAACCTCTCAAAGTCGCGGTCTATGTCGTTATCACAGAGTACAACTGTAAACACATAAACGTCCTCCGGGTTTAGCTCTTTGCGTGAATACCCGTTGATTAACTGCATTTCTCTCTGAACGGTGCTATCAAGCGCCATTTTTTTAATATTGTTTTCCATTTATTCACCCTCAATGTAGCAAAGAGCACAACGACAACGCGGGTGCGCCGGCGGCGTTTCTTTGCTTCCTTCGTATAGTTCTCTTGCTTTAAAGTCAAAATCGTTTCCGAGGTCGATAATCACCCCGTCCAAAGCTCCGCAATCATCACACACCAACTCGTCGGCCGCTGTAGACCATTGTGGTTTCATCGTCGAGGGGAGAATTCCCTCTTTTACCATTTGCTTTACTGCGTCGTTTCCGCCCTTGTTGTAGGCGAATGACATTTCAGTTTCCGCAATCATCATAGCGCGCTGTCTGTGTTGCCTCGTGGCATATCGAACAGCCGACTCACGAGCCCGGCGTTGTGCTTCGCGCTCTATTTGCTTTTCGGTTGCTTTAGGGCGTTGCTCTTTGAGTATCTGTATGTATTGCTGCTTCCTATTGGCGTAAAAGCGGGCGTTTGCTTTCGCTTGCCGTTCGTTTAGACCAATAAGCGGACGGGTTAGTCTTGACATTTCGTCTACACCGAGTTGCCCGTCAGCCGCAAATCTGATTAGCCCCTGGACCGCCTCTTGCGATTCGTTACTCATTAGAGTTATCCATTCTCCTCCGTGAGTTGTTACCCAATTCTCAATACCCGTAATAAAAGGGTCGTAAACAGCTCTCTCTGTGAGTCCTGCAAGCGTTTCTGCTCCACCTTGAGTTACAGCCGTCATAATAGACGGTTTGAGGTATTCGTTGAAAAATTGTGCATAGTCTTCTATCCAGGTCTGTATAGTCTTAACTGTCAACCCTCCGCGAAGAAAAGCCTCGCGGAGTTCCTTGTACGTCATTGCGTTTTGTTGCTCGCCCCAGAAACGAACTAACAGCCTCGCAAGTCGTGGGTTTTCTTTATTGAGAAATCTGTTTAGCCTTTCAAGCGCTTCGTACTGTGCCCTTGATTTCCTTTTAATTACCCTCAAACGAGGTTTTAGGTCAAACATAGCAATCTGCCTTTCAATCAACTTTTCTCGCGTCTCACGCCATTTCTGAGGAGTTATCGTCTATATCCTCGTCGATTTCAGTATCTTCGTCATCGCTCGAGCCGCCTCTTTGCTCTCCGTTCTCGTCTATTCCGCCCTCACTCGCGGATGTATCTTCGCGCTCCTCCCAATCTTCGAGCCTTTCGGGCATTCCCGCTTGGGCCCTCGCAAAGTCTTCGAGTCCTTCGTCTGGGATAATTACTCCTGCGTCTATCATCTTCTTTAGATAATCGCCGAGTTTTTCGAGGTCAGCGTCTTCTACGTCGCTATGAGTAAGTTGAGGATAATCTGTAATACCGCTGAAATGCTCTCCGTTGATGTCGATAAGGTCAGGTATGGCCTTATTGTTGAAAACTTCGCATATCATATCGAGGTAACAGCCGATCGCCATAGCGAACATCTTGGTTTTATCGCTCGATAGAGCGAAGCTGCCTACCTGCTGATGTCCGAGCAGGATAAAGTCAGCAAGAACAGTCATAGCAATTCGAGCGTCGTATCTCTCGATAATCTTATTCGTATCGAACTGCCTCTGCCCGCCGGTACTTAAAAGCTCTAACGTCCAACCGAATGGAAGGACTATTCCTTCCATACTGTCGCGACGGATATTCTGCACGATTGCCTCTGCGTTCGTTCTCGCTGTTGTCATTTCCGTGTCGTCGGTGCTCCAAATATCCATTCCTTCCGGTGCGTGAAGCGTCGGCAGTCCGGCGAGGTCTCTCTCAATTCCGATTCCCTCGATTTCCTGTATTCTGCGCTTGAAATACCAATCTCTGTAGGCGTTACGCAGAACACTCTTGCCCTCCGGGTTGCCTTTTCGGCTCTTGGTTCTGAAAAGCAGAAGTTTCTCTATTGGTATGTTTATGAAGCCGAAGTCAGGGGGTGGGTTTTGAATTAGGCCAACGAGATTGTCGTTCTCGTCGTATATCCACTCATAAAGAGAGTCCTGTGACCTAATAGGGAGTTTTTGCCAACCTATCAGCCCGTCTGTAAACTTGCTCCTCAGTCTCGGGTCTCTCTTTTTCCCCATTCGGCGCTTATAAACTATTTCGTGTGCGCTCCAACCGTAAGTTAAAAAGGACAAAATCTCGCTTATGGTATCGCTCCACGAAATATCGTTCATATCGTTCATACAGCTTATAACGAAATCCGCTGCCTCTTGGTCCGCAGCTGCCGTTCCCTGTGGCTGTACGTCCCACACTACCTGTCTTATCAGGGTTTCGATAGAAAACAGTATTGAACCGATTATGTCATCGTTCTCGCTCATTTCTTGAAAAACGGCAATTCCTTTTTTGCCTCTCAGCTCGCGGAGGAATTCCTCATAGAATAGACCTCCGTATCTTTTCTGACCGAGGCGACCGAATTCTTTTGCGCTGTTTGCCATTTGTTATCCTCCTATGATGTCCAGTAGCTCTGTTTTGAAAGTCCCATTTGAGCCGGCGGAGCCGTCATTTGCGGCTTGTCCATTAAGTAAAGTATTCCTTGCACAAGCGCGTCGGTTGTATCTTTATAGGTGCCCTTTGGAAACATTAAAAGGTCCTGTATTAAATCGTGCACCCATTGGTGCGTCTTCGGGTCGGGAAAATGAATATTTCCTGCTTCAAAGTACGGAGTAACGCTGATAGCGCGCTCCTCTTTACTGCCCTTCGGGTTGAACTCTACCATTCCTGCAATTTCTTTTTTCAGCAGGTCTACAATTGCGGGCCCGTTCGCTTTGTTCTCCACGACCTTCGCCCTTGCTCGCGGCCACTTGCCCGACAGCGTTCTTACCGCTGCGACGCTTTCTGTAAATGACATCTTTTCGTTGATTAAGTCCTTGATGTATATATCGGCTTTATGTCGTCCCATTACGAAGCCTGCGACTTTTGCGCTGCCCTCGCTCTTTGTAAACGCCATATCCCAACTCTGTATATCCTGCGTGTTTGGCGCGGCTCCGTCGGAATAAAAATTGCCGAGCCATTCTCTCTTGAAAATAACACCCTCTGCAGGAGCAGGTACCTGTTGAAACTGTCCCGCGTATTGAAGCGAACCCATACTCTTTTTTAAGTCTGACAAAATATTCTTGCCGAAGCGTTGAGGGTTTAGCGGGTCGCCTTCCTCTCGCGTGAGCGTTTTCCCGCTCTTTGGAAATTCGATAATAGTCTTTCGTTCAGCTTCTGCAGGCAAGCATAAATGCGTATATCCCAGGTCCTCCTCTAAAATGTAGCCGGTGAGGTCGTTCTCGTGGAGTCTCTGCATAATGACTATAAACGCACCTGTTGACGGGTTGTCGAGACGCGTCTGTAGTGTGTTCTTAAAGAAATCTATCGAGTTTTGACGCTCGGTTTCGCTATTAGCCATTAGCGGGTTCTGCGGGTCGTCGATAATTATGATGTCCGCGCCGTTACCCGTGATAGCTCCTCCTACCGAGGTGCTGTACATCATTCCCTGATGATTATTCATAAACTCGTTTTGACGGTTTACGTCGGATTTGAGTGTAAACTTGTTCCCCCAATTGCTCTGATACCAGGGCGATTGTATTATGTCTCGGGAGAGTATATTGTGTTTTCGGCTTAGCCCGTCGCTGTAAGACACTTTTATAAATTTCTTTTCCGGGCTGTGCGTCCATATCCACGTTGGAAAACATACAGTCGCCTCGATTGACTTCATATGTCTGGGCGGAATATTTATAATTAATCGTTTGATTTCTCCGTCGTTTACGGCGTGGAGATATTCGGCGATTAGTTGTATATGCCAATTGTCAATATACTGCGTCCCGGGCTCGATTATGGGCCAAGCCTGTTTTATGTACTCCGATAGGCTGATTTCGGCTTGTCTTTTCCTTGCGGCCTTCCATACATCCGCCGGGTTACTCTTTAATTTGTCCTGCAAGTTTAGCGGAAATATGCTCAATCTGTTTCAGCTCCTCCTCGGACAAGTTGGACAAATCAATAGTTTCATCGAAGCTAACTGATTCACCGGTTTCGCCCTTGCTTTCCTGCGAACTATTCGGCTGTTCATCCCGAGGAGCTGAGGCAACTCGCGTCAACCTCTCGAGGTCCGTCGCCATTTTTATATACTCTTTAATGTCACGGATAGACATATCCTGAGGGTCAAGTGTATTTAAGGCTTCTAATGCCTTGGCTTGTATCTGCAAGGCGATTTTGGTCTGTCGGCTGTACATTTCTGTAATGCTTTTCTCGACAGCCTTTTTCGCTTTTCTGTCATTATCAACGTCATATTCCTTGACGCGTTCTTTCCATTTCCACCGGTCTTTCCATCGGTCGATTAAACTTCTACTTTTTCCTAACTCATTTACCACCGCTGTTATAGTGCGGTCTGTTCCCATATCCCTGTAGAGTGCAAATGCCTCGAAAGCCTTTTCGCTTTCGCCCTTTTGACGCTCCCAGGGCATAGTATCGTCGCGACTTTTCGGCATTTCCTCCACTCCTTTACGGGTTATTCGTAGGCTCTGCGCCTACTATCCAAAAGAGGGTATCGGTCAGCTTCAATCCGCTTTGTGCAAGCCACTGCATTGTTTTGGCCTCGTAATTCGGGTGTAGCCTTATGCCCCCCCATACGGCTCTTGCGCCTTTTTCGTACTGAAAACCTTTAGTGTGGAATAAATCGTGATAAAAGAATTCCCGGTCAGCTCCATAGTTTGCGAGCGTTTGGTGTATAAAGGTTCTTCGGTCTGGCGCAGTGGCTACAAGATGAATATTTCTTACGTTTTTGTTGTATTTATGTAAACCAATCATTACTCCCGAGGACGTGATTCCGCTGCCGCAGGTCATAACGAGGTTTTCTATGTTATCCGGTAAATTCTTGCATTGAGCAGCTACTGCGTTAAGCAAAACGTCTCCGTAGCCGTTCAGGTTAATACCGTACTGTACTATAAATCCGTGCTTATTCTTTGCGAGCTCCCTTGTTCTCGCGTGAAGTATCGTGTGTCGCCCGCTCCGCGCTCCGATTAGGATATTTGCGCCGTATTTCATAGCAAGCCGGGGCATTGGAGATTTTTTTATATTTTCCACTTTTGCTCCGCCGTAAACTATGTAGCACGAAAGCCCGTGTAAACGGGCAGAAGCAGCCGTTATCGGTGCTTGAGGCGAGTGTATGCTACAGTAAGTAAAAAGGCAGCTCACGCCATTGTCGACGGCGAGAACGCTATCAGTCAACATCATACATTGACGAAGTTTTCCGCCGTTGACCTCTCCAGCCCCCATAGGCGTATAGAGGTCATCGCGTTTTATAAGCAATCCATTGACTTCTTGAACAGGAGTAAGGCTATTCGTCAAGCCCGAACACCTTTTTGTGATATTCGAGTTTCGTTGATAATTCTTCCTGCATAAGTCCGTAAAACGATTGCTTTGAGAGTTTCTGGCTGCTTCCCGCTGATTGATTCAGCGCAGAAAAGCACCTGCCTGTTCCGACCTTTTTCATAGTTTCCGTCGGTTGCGGGTTCTTTCCGTTCAATAGCATACATAGGTTGTAGTCGTTCCCTTTGAAGTCGGGTAACCCGTCTATTCCGCAACAACACATATCGTCGCCCATAGTGCGGAGGCGGTTCTCCCCAGAATAAAACTTCATTCCGTTTCGGTGGCACTCTGCTTTTATCGCCTCGAAATCTCTGCGGAGTGTATGGAGAGGATAACAATGGTCCCCCCCCTATTTTTACCATTCCGGGTTTGCTCTTAAAGAACTTCATTCCCTCGACTACTACTCCGTAGACTCCTGCCTCTGCGAGTCTCGGG